TTAAGTTAATAAAATTGTACTGCAATACTATTTAAACATATTTAGAAGCAAAAGTCATACGTAAAATCATTAAATTTTAGTCATAAAAAAGGGCGACCTAAGCCGCCCTTTAATGTTTCTAAGTAATAAATTACTTAAATGAAACGTTTGTGCTAGACATATCAACTTTGCCTAAGTAGTCAGCAGCGTTACCTAAAGATGACGCTGTGTTGTTTAGCTCTACATAACCATAACGTGTCATGAAGCTAACTACTGGCTCAAAGCTATCTGGGTCTAATACAACACCGCTGCTCATTAGTGGGATATATGGGCAGTAGAACGCTGCTGCGTCTGACTCGCTCGAACCCTTATAACCAACAAGCACATCAGTTGTATCTGATGCATAAGTGTTGACATATACCTTCATGGCATTGTTTAATGTACCAACCATTTTAGTGTTAGTTGGTGCTTCAAACGAACCTTCAGTTGTACGTGCAAACGCTGAAGTTGTTGCAGACTGAAGAATTGTAAGTGCTAATGGACTTACAACTGCCCAGTTACCTGCGCCTCTGCGTGTACGCTGTGCAATGATGTTCGCTACGCGGTTGATTTGAACAGCTAGTGCAGCATGTTCGTCACCAACGAATGTAGCAGTACCTGAAACGGCTGCTTGATCGTAAGCTTCTTGCGCAGTACCAGCTAGTGTTCCTAGTGATGCAAGAATCTCTTGGTCGATTTCAGCAGTAATTTCTTGTGCCAAAGCAGCCATAATTTCTGCTTCAACATCAATACCATGCATTGATTGTGCGTCTTGAGCCGCTTCAAAAGTCCAGCGAGCTGATAGCTTGCGTGATTTTGCTTCGACTGTTTGTTTCAAGATTTGAATGCTTAGTCTGTTACCAGCAGCACCTTCTAGTGCAGCAGTTGCACTTGGAGCAGCTGAGCTACTTGGTGCACCTGAATAAGATTCAGCAATCTTGAATGGGCTTAGAGCCTCTTCACCCGCTGTTGCGCCGTTGTTTCCATCAGCGTAACGTACACGTAGTGTGTGGATCTGACCCACTGGTCCTGTCATAGGCTGAACACCAACAAGATCGTTAGCGATCACAGTTGGCATTACACGTCTGATGACGGGCAGGATAACTCTGTTAAGAGTTGCGACATTACCGGCAGAAGTTGCACCAGCTGTGGCACTTTCTGACAAATACTTGCGAGTATTTTCGAGTGTGCTTTCCATCACAGCTTTCTTGTTGCCTTGCAGGCCTTCAAGAAGTGCAGTTTTTGTATCCTGCCAGCGACTTTCTAATAGTTCTGACATTGGTTTCTCCTTAATTTAATCCAGCTAGACGACGAATATCTACTACATTCTCGTCTGCCTTTGAACTAACGTTAGTTTCTGTTCTGTTGCCTGTTACTTCTTTTGCCTCTGATAAAACTGCCTTCTTCTTAGCCGGAGTATTACTGTCGATTACCGACGGTAGGTATTTGTCAAACGCAGAACGTAGTCTGCTTGTCTGTACACTTTCCAGTAAGTCTGTCATGATTTCTTTTTGATCTTTACCTAACGGTGCAATAAGATCGTTTAGAATATCTTTACGCTTTGCAGATTCTTTTAAAGTTTCCTTTTCAGCGTTAACTGATTCTGCAAGTTTTTTTGCTTTAGCTGCAAATGCCTTTGCTTCTGCTAGTTGTTGATCTTTAAGATTAACTACTTTTAAAAGTTTAGCTGTCTCTGATTTCTCATTGAGATAGCTATTAGCATATTCTGAAGCAAATGCTTCAAATAGTTTGCGTCCAAAATCATTTGTACGTGCAATTTCAATATCCTCTTTAAGTTGATTAATTTCACCTTTAAGTGATTTGTCAACTGTTTCGGATACTAACTTTGCGCTTTTTGCAACAAATTCTTTTTGAACTGCTGCAAATTTTTCTTTAGCTTCTTTTACAAGTTTAACCTTGGTTTCAGCTAAGTCTTTCTTGTCTTCATAAAACTCTGATAGTTCTTTTGCTAGTGCTTCAACAACGAATTCCTCAAGTTGTGCAAATTTATTTGCCATAGTCTTTTGGTCTTCGTGCAGTTCCCCAACTTCTTTACCGAGTGTTTCCATAACAAATTTTTGTAGAAGATTAGCGTTTTCACGCTGTGCTACAGCATATTTTGCTTTAGCTTCTGCTAATTGTTTACGGTCTTCGGCAAATTCTTGGAGTTCTGATTCAAGTTGCGTGGTAAGCATAGAGTCAATAGCTTCAACCATAGTTGATTTATCGTGCTCATACTTTTTAGCAAATTCTTCGCGAAGTTCAGCAGTTACCTGCTGCTTATTCTCTTTGATTTTGCTTTCCCAAGCTTCTTCAATTTCAGTACGCACTTCTTCAGAAACTACATCGTTTTCAAAAAGTGTTTTTAGTGCATCCAACATATTATTATCTCCTTGTTATTGGAGTCGGTTGATTATATTAATCAACGATTCTTTTAAGTATTTTTGTGCCTTAGGATCTTCTTTTGTTGCCTGTGCTAATTCGTATGCCTGCATTCCGCCACGCGCATTCATTAAATGTTCGTATATTGGCGTTGGGTAGGCTCCAGGAGCACTTGGTTGTGCTACTACATCTACCGTTATAATTTCAAAATCGGAAACTTCACCGTTTCCGCTTTCTGCTACATTTCCAGAACCTCTCGAGCTGACGCCAAGTTTGACGCCAGCTTCGAGCATAGTCTGTACTAACTGCCCCATTGGGGTAGGTAAAACTTTTAACTTACCATAACCATTTGGGCCATCCATCCACATTTCTGTGATCATATGGCTTACACGATCTAAGTTAATGTTCAGTCCGTCTGGATGATCAACTTCTCCGAGAACACTGTATCCTCCGCTAATTTGATCATTGAGAGTTTTGACAGCCCTTCCAATCTCATTTACAGGATATACACGTTGGTTTGCATTACGCACTCCGCCTTGTATGCAGATGCCTTTCATAAAAAGGTCTTTGCCCCCAGTGGGATTTTCAGTAGACTCAACGACCATATTTGCTTGGTCAAACGTCAAATGCTCTCGTAAGTTTTTCATTCAAACTTCCCTATTATGCGCCAATTGTTGATTTTGTATTAGCGCCGTTATCGCCACTGCCTTTTTTCTCAGCACCGTGGCCCTTTGGTTGATTTTTCATAGACTTTGAAGCCTTTCCACCTGGAACATTTACATTACCTGCATTATCTTCCTTTGTTGATGGATTTGCTAGTCCGCCTTGTGTGCCGCCGCTTGCGCTTTCGCCACCTGCAACCAAGTTAGATGCAGTGCCGCCCATGTCGTTTTTACCTGCTACTGGTGATTTAGCACTTTTGTCGCCGTCATCGCCCATTGTAGCATTAATTTTTTCAACATACTCGCGCATCTGCTCTGTTTCAGACTTTTTTGAAGTTTCTTCAACTTCTTCGTCTGATGCTTCTTCAACTTCTTCGTCATCTGACTCAAAGTTAAATGATTCTTCTTCGGCATCGTCGTCACCTTCTTCGCCGTCGGCATCCATATCCATGTCGCCTTCGTCGTCTGCAGGTGCTTCATCGTCGCCAGCCATCATTTTTTCAAATTCGGCTTTTAAATCGTCTAGTGCGTCTTCTAGGTCTTCAACACGATCTTCAACATCGCCTTCTTCACCTTCTTCGTCGCCCATTTCGTCGCCTGCTTCGATGTCACCCATCATGTCATCTGCAGGATCGCCACCCATGTCATCCATTGGGTCAGCTTCAACTTCAAATTCGTCTAAGTCAAATCCTTCGTCTAGATCTTCGTCGTCTGACTCATCTACTTCTTCGTCAGTAGCTTCATCGACTTCTTCGTCATCTGACTCATCTACTTCTTCGTCAGTAGCTTCATCGACTTCTTCGTCTTCTAGGTCTGCTTCTAGAAGACCTTCGTAAATATCTCTTGATTTTTCTACCACAATCTCGTGGAATAGCTCTTCTGCGCCGGTTTTATCTTCGTTGATAAGACGCTCAAGCATTTCTTCAAATTTATTTTGATCTGCCATTTTCTATCTCCTATAAAAGTTATACCTATGGTAAGGCTGTCATTTGTATTTACTATTTATACAGAAATGTATGTAGATATAGGCTCAAAACGAACCATTTCGGAGAGATGCTAGATAAAACCATACATTTTTTGAAAATCTTCAATGTATATGTGCTTCAAGTTGTTCAAATTATTTAGTTCTGGAGGAATATAATTATCAGCTGCTATTACTCTATAATAGTTAATATTTGGATGTTCTTTAATTGTTGATATTGTTTGTCTAAGCCAATTACCAAAAAATGTTGCACCGTCTACAGATTTTTTGTAGTTTTTTGTATTTGCATAGATATTATTAAATACCGCTCCGTTATCTAACCCTTTATAGTCAAATCCCATAATAAAAATTTTATCGTAATTGTGTTGACTCGCTAACCATAATGCTGTAGGTCCGCTACTCCAACCCTTACTAGGATGAAATGTATTTAAATTTTTAATTTTATGATAACTTCTATTAGGGTTGGTCCAAACTGTATTATTATTTTGATATCCTGTTTTTGTTATTTCTAATATCATTTTTACATCTACTGCTATTAAATAGTCAGGAGCAAATGATCTATAAAGGGCATTACACCCGTATATTCTTCCGTGAGGTGTTAAATCTTCAGGATTAATATCCTGTCTGCTTGTACCGTTACCTAATACAAATGCAGTTTTAAAATCGAATAACTTTCTTTCTGAGGGTATTTGTTCTGGTTTAGATATAGACCCAATAGATTCTTTTTTTAAACGTTCAACTTCTTTTTTTAAACGTCTTTGATCTCTAAATTTACGCCATTCTTGTTTTGATGAAAATTGTGCCTTATCAACCTTTGCCAAGTTTTAAACTCCTGCGGCTGCTGCTTGTCCTGCTAGGCCATACATCTGTCTAACAAACTCTAATTCATTTGCTTGCTCTGTTGTATGTAGTTCACTTGATTTTCTTGCACGGTTTATCTGACGTAGAGTCATACGTGTTTTTCTTGTATCCGATGCTTGCATGATTGACTGATCGTAATCAGAGTCGTACCTGTCGTTTTCAACAGGTTCTAAAGTTTCTTTATCAAAATAAAATAGTTCACGAAGTATCATGTAAGTATTTATTCCTTATATAGTCTGTTCGCCGCCTGGAGCAGCTCCAGCACCGACATTTTGATCAGTTGCAGTTTCAGGCGGAGTGTCATCGCCGCCTAGTTCCGGATCTGCTTCTGTAGTATCAATATCTTCAGCACCGTCTAAGTCTGCGCTAATTCCTGCACTGCTAATTCCTGCACCTCGCATTTCGCCTGATGCATCAGTTGGTTGTGTGTTTAAATTCTCATCGTTTTCTTCTCGCCACATACGTTCATTTTCTGCAATTTCTTCTGCACTCATTCCTAAGAATCTCTTAAGAGCAAACCTATTAGACATAAACGGTATTGCTTGTATTTGTGCAAATGTCGGAATACGTGCATTATCAAGTTCACTTTGTCTATATGCTGCAAAATTTAAAGGCTCCTGGAATGCAAGATCAAACATTGAAACATCAATATTTACACCCCTGTCTAACAAATAACGTTTAAACTCTTGATTAAATTCTTCAGCTACTAAGCCTTGTAGACGTTCACAATAATTATTAAATCTTAATTCTTGTATATAAGCAGTTCCGACTCGTCCGTCATTGTATTGGCTAGCACCGTCATCAGCCCCGGTTGGTAAGTAGCTGCTAGGGATTCGTAAACCACGTACGAGCTTATTAGTAAAATATCTAAGATCATCAATTTCTCCTAGGTTAGTACCACCTGGTAATGTTTCCACTTTTGAGCCGCGGCCTTCTGCTGTTTGTGGGAAGAAGTAATCTTCGTTAATTGACAGAGGATTGTAACTAGAGTCTATGACATTCTGACCGCCGCCTGTCGCGGATGGGATTCGTCTTTGATGTATTTCCGTTTTTACACGTTCCACAAATTGCATAGCAAGGTGTGAAGGCATGTTGCCCACATCAACGTAGAATACTCTTCTTTCTGGAGCTCTTTGTACACGATAGATAATAATCGCATCTTCGAGCAATTCTTTTTGTTTGTAAACTTTAAAAACTGATTCTAATAAACTATTTCCAAACGGAAAGTTATTATCTAAACCTTCACTTAAACTTAGATGTACTATATGCTCTGCATCAACTGCGATCTCTCCGTCTTCAACTGAAAATCTAGTTCCTTGTAACTGAGGTGAGTTTCCAATCATACCACGAACGCCGCCAGTATTATATCCTGCACCGCTGCCGCCAGTAATATTTCCGTTAGTCATATGAGGAGATGTAGCGACTAGTTCTTTAAAGTTTAGATTAAAATCTTTGATAATGTATTGCTCAGGACGTTTGCCTTCACTTTCATTAACAATTATACGTGTAACTTTAGCTGGATCTACATGAAACCATTTTTGTGTTTCAGGATCTCTAATAAAAAATGCATCACCATACTTAAAAACATTACGAAAAATACGAAACATTCGAGTTTCAAATTCGTTTGTCTTTGTCCATTGTTTTAAATACTGACCAAGAATTGTTACTTCTGTATTTGTTGCACGTTTATTGTAGTCAAATTTAAAATTAGTTTTGTTTTCTGAATTAGTTTGTGTACAAAATTCAGCAAGAATATCTAGTGCAGCATTTACTTCACTATCCATATCCATAGTATTATATTGACCGTAACGTTCTACCCTATTAGGAGAACCTACATAGACATCCGGTAAGTACGAACTATAATTTGAACGAGCTGGACCAGGTCTTGCGCTTGCTGCTCTTCCTGATATTGGACTATATGATCCGTTTGGATTATCTGTAGTTTCAACAGGTGTAAAATATTTTTTCCAACTCATTTATCTTTATCCTCTTAAAAGGTCTCCGCTTAAACCTTTTGTATTTTTCATTGTACGTTTTTGCACATTAAGTTGCTCTTCAGACATTCTTGCAACTCTTTCTAGTGGATCTTTTAATCCAGTAACATGTTCTAAAGGCGTTTTTATACTATCAAATCCTCGAGCTAATAAGTCTTTAAGTTGTTCAATTTCTGGCTGACTTTGCATTACTGCTGCTTCTGTTTGTCTATTTGGTTTATTAACAGTATTTAACATACTTTGAAGTGTTCTAGACTGATTTCCGGCTACATCTGCGGTAAGTTTGGACGAATTAGTAATAGCACTCATGTCAAACAAGTTTGATATTGCTTGTAATGCTCCCATTACACTATTTTCAACTATAGCAGCAGTATCTTGTGGTCTTTGTATAGATTCCATATCGTGAGCTTCGATTAAGGTTCCTTTGCCAAAGTTTTCAAACAATCCGCC